GCTCGTTTGCAAGCAGTCAAAGTTCAAATGGTTGAAAATCCAGATGAATGTAAAAAATTGGTGAAACGATACAAGGAAATGCAATGAAAGCACATAAACTAGATATGATTGCTACATGGGCAAAAGATGCAGGCATTAGCGGTTATGATCATTTAGATCCAAAAAATATTGAAAGACAACGTCAATATAGCATCAAAAAGTGGAATGAACAGAACAGAGGCAAGAATGAACAAACCGATAATTCTAGACGACGTTCTTCCTGAGAAAATTTATAAAGAATTAAGCAACGTTATGATCGGCGAGGAAGAACCAAACTTCCCTTGGTGGTGGCATCATGGTGCTACATCATCTCCAGATATTATTGATGATAATGTTCGAGATAATCTTATGTTATGTCATCAGTTTTATATGCAAGGTGTCGAACCATCGCCATTCTTTGGTTTAGTTGGACAAGTTATTCCTGAAGTAGAAAAACTACTTGAGAAAAAAACTATTGATCTATTTCGTGTAAAAGGTAATTTGACTCTTCCTTCTACATTACCAGCAGATACATATAATGTACCGCATAAAGACCAAGAAGAAGGGTGGATCTCTATACTTTATTATGTGAATGATGCAGATGGTGATACAATCTTCTTTGATAACAACAAAGAGATATTTTCAACAGTATCGCCGAAAGCAAATAGAGCGGCAATATTTGACTCAAACATTTACCATTGTACAATGAATAATCAAACTGTTGATAGAAGAATGGTAATAAATTATGCGTTAAGGTGGTGGTAAAATAATGGTAACAAAACTTTGGAAAAAGGTAGGAAAAATGGAACTTGGTAATCCAGTTATGACCTCTCTCGTAGGATTGGTTGTATTCTATTTCGGATTAAAAATGTTTGCAGGTGGCATGAAGTCTATGGGAAACATAGAACACCTTGCATATTTTACGCATAGTCCTCTTTGGATGTTTGCCGGTGGAATCATTATGACTCTACTTTGGCAGTCGTCTTCTCTTTCAACTACGGCAATCATTGGATTGGTTGCATCTGGTGCAGTACCACTACCAGCAGCCATTGCTGCAGTGCTTGGTGCCAACATTGGAACGACTGGTACTATTTGGTTGGCAGGTGCTCTTGTCTCGGATGGTATGCCAAAGGGTGATACATTGCGAATTGCAATGGCTCATACTGGTGTGAATCTTCTAATGGCGATATCATTGTTACCATTTGTTCGACCTATCGCAGCATGGATTACTAAGGTTACAACATAATCCTACACGCCCAGTAGAAAAAGAGCACTTCGGTGTTCTTTTTTTGTTTACGTTTTATTATAAATAGTGTATAGTAAATCTGTATGGAGAGTGTTATGCTTAAATTTAAATCCTTTTTAGAGGAGGGTACGGTGGCTGTAGGCGGACTACAATACGAAGCAAAAGTACGAAAAGCAGTTAAAGCCACCTTAGCTAAAATAAAAAATCCAGATCTAAAGCTTAAGCCAGATCTTTCTGGAGGATTTGATAGTACTGTAGTAGATATGTACATGCAGCTTCATGGTAAAGAAATCGGCATTGAAATTAAAATGGATAAGAATGCTCAGATGGGAGGATCATCTGTTAAGTTCGATGGAAGAAACTGGTCACTTGCTGAAAAAGGTAAAAAGAATATTGATGCTGACACTCAGGAACTTTTAATCAAAGCAGGTCAAGCTAAAGTTAAAGAATATAAAAATTTGATGGCTCATCTAAAAACCTATGACCCAAAGAAACTTCATGCAAATATCAAGCAAATTCCATTTAGATGTACTAAACCAGCATGGGAACAAGCAGTTAAAGCAGGAAAACTAAAACCTACAAATACAACTGTAAAGTTCAATACTAAATTTATTCATGACTGGTATGCCGGTAAAGATTGCTATTACATTCAAATTGGCAAGCTAGGTTTATTCTACTTGAAGAAAAATCCTCTTAATCTTCCAATTCCACAGTTATCTGGTGAGATAGAAATTTATATGAGATTGGTAAGAGGTGGTGCATCAATGTTAAAGACTGGAGAATTTAAAGGAGAAAATGTCTCTACTGTTAACTTAAGAGCTCAAGGTAACTTAAAGCTTAAAGCAGTTAAGTCTCCGTATTCATTAGATAATGAAAAAGATTGTGAAGTTATTTTAAATCATATGCTAGGCATTAAATAATGGAAAATTTTAGTTCTTATATTACAGAACAAAAAAATACTCATATGACTCACATAGAAGATAAAGTTATCTATGGAGGAGTTAAAGGTGCTCGTGATGCTATTATGGCATTACGCTCTATGCGTGATATGTTAGGAGGACAACATGATGGCAACGTATCTATTAAATGGGACGGCGCTCCTGCTGTGTTTGCTGGGACTGATCCTAGTGATGGTCGATTCTTCGTGGCGAAGAAAGGGATCTTTAACAAATCTCCCAAAGTATACAAGAGTAATGCTGACGTTGATGCTGATGCTAGTGGCGATCTTGCTACTAAGCTTAAACTCGCTTTACAATATTTACCCGCACTTGGCATAAAAGGAGTAGTTCAAGGTGATTTCTTGTTTTCTAAAGAAGACGTTAAAAAGCAAAAGATTAAAGGTAAGGAATATATTACCTTCCACCCTAATACAATCGTATATGCAGTACCGGCAGGCACAGCAATGGCCAAGGAGATCTCAAGTACCAAGATCGGGATCGTATGGCATACACAGTACGAAGGCTCCTCGTTCGAAACGATGAAAGCCTCATATGGTGTCAATGTTTCAGCTCTTAAAAAATCTAAAAATGTATGGTCACAAGATGCAATGTTACGTGACATGACAAACCTAACAATGTCAAAGAAAGACACCGAGGAAGTGAATGAATATCTTAGTGCTGCAGGTAAAATCTTTAATCAAATTAGTGGCTCAACATTGCGTCAGCTTGAAAATAATCAAGAGCTTGCAAGGATTATTGAAACTTACAATAACACCTTTGTACGTAAAGGTCAAGTTATTCAAAACACGAGTACACACGTTGCTGGACTCATTCGTTACATCAAAGGAAAGTACAATACCGAAATATCTAAGCGGAAAACAACCGCAGGAAAAGCAGCTCAGCAAAAAAAGCTAAATGAAGTTTTACAGTTTTTCTCTCAACAAAACAGAAAATCTTTACAAAAGATGTTTGATTTACAAAAATATATAGTTTTAGCAAAGTTAAAAATTATAAATATACTTAATAAATTGAATAATGTAAGCACATTCCTTAAGACTAAAAACGGATTTAGAGTAACAGGTCAAGAGGGTTATGTTGCTATCGATAAACTTGGTGGTGATGCAGTGAAAATTGTTGACCGTATGGAGTTTTCATACGCTAACTTTTCACCCGATACATTAAAAGGATGGGACAAACCAGGAAGGACTTAGCAATGGCTGAGAAGCTATTAAGGTTTAAAGACCTATACACAGCAGAATATCGTCCAGGCGAAGACGAGCTTACTAACTATCGTGCAATGAAACGTAAAAAGCATATGTACGAAGCTCTGACTATTCAACAAAGATTATCCAGAAAACGACTAATGAAAAGACTCAAGCCAAAGATTGAGCTTGGTCGTAAACGCGCGAAGCGTAAGATGGCTGATAAAAAGAAATTAGAGAAAAGAGCTACAAGGCAAGCTAGAACTTTTCTCTTAAAGAAAATGACTAAAGGTATTGCAAAAGGCGATATGTCTTATAATAAAAGGCAAGAAATTGAAAAGCGTTTAGAAAAACCTGCAGTGAAACAGCGTATTAAGATGCTCGCTCGTAAGTTGTTTAAAGACGTACGTAAGAAAGAGGTTGAACGTAAAAAAGGATGATTAGCTCTTTTAAAACGTATTTAGTTGAAGAGGAAAAAACTCTCTATTTTGTGTGGGGAAGAATGAATCCTCCTACTGCTGGCCATGAAAAGCTTTTAGATTTCTTAAAATCTAAATCCGGTAGGAATCCCTTTAGAGTTTATCTTACACAGACTGCAGATAACAATAAGAATCCTATTTCATTTGTTGACAAAGTAAAATTTGCTCGCAAAGGATTTCCTCAATACGCTCGTCAAATTATGATGAATAAAAAACTAAAAACTATTTTCGATGCTATGGCATCTTTTTATAATGAAGGATTTAAGAGAATAGTAATAGTAGCTGGTAGCGACCGAGTAATGGAATACGATCTACTTTTGAATAAATATAACGGTAAAAAAGGTAAACACGGCTTTTACAATTTTGAAAAGATTTCAGTACTAAGTGCTGGAAACCGCGATCCAGAATCAAAAGGTGTTGACGGTGTATCTGGTACTAAGTTAAGAGGATATGCAGAGGATGGAGACTTCACGCAGTTTATGCAGAATATGCCAAAGAAGCTTTCAAACTCAGATGCGAAGAAAGTATTTAATGCTGTACGCAAAGGCCTAGGACTAAAAGAAGAAAAACAATTTAAGAATCATATTCAACTTAAACCAGTTTCAGAAACAAGAGAAGCATATATTTCAGGACAGTTGTTCTCAGTTGGTGACTCAGTTGTTATGAAAGAAACATCACAGGTTGCAACCATTGAACAGCTAGGTAGCAACTATGTAATAGTAGAGGCAAATGGAATGAAGTTTAGAAAATGGCTAGATGATATTGAATTACTCGAATCAGAAAAATATTACTCCGGTGTTTCTAAATCAACTGCAGACAAAAGAAAAGCACACTTTAAAAAACATGGTGATAAACCTGATGATCAAAAGAGTGCTTATAAGCCAGCACGTGGTGATGCTACTGCAAAAACAAAGCCAAGTAAGCATACACTAAAGTTCAAGCAGATGTATGGTGAACAAAATGCAGAGATGGCAAAAGCAAGAATTGATCGCGAGAAAAAAGCTGATAAAATTAAGCATGATCGCATGATGGATAGAGCACGAATGAGAGACACACTTAAAAAGAACAGGGAAACAAAATGATTAGGTTTAGTCAATACCTCTCAGAGGAAGAAAAGAAGGGTCTTGCAGCTAAGGCTGAAAAGTCTGGCATGCCAATCGGTATCCTTCGTAAAGTTTATAACCGTGGAATGGCTGCATGGAAAACTGGTCATAGACCAGGAACAACACCACAACAATGGGCTATGGCACGTGTCAATTCATTTGTAACTAAATCCTCAGGCACTTGGGGAAAGGCAGATAAAGATCTAGCCGCAAAGGTAAGAGGATAAAATGAGAACATTCGATGAAATCCGAGAAGGTTATACATCTATGGCTCAACAACGAGCTGTATGGGCTACTCGTAAAGATGGCGGCAAAGGCCATCCGGATAATAAAAAGAAAAAATCTAAAAAAGAAGATGTGGCTGTCAAAGAACAAGATGAAGTCAATGAATTAGATACTTCTACTTTAGTTTCTTATAGAAAAAAAGCTAATAAGCAAAGATACAGTAATAACATTTCAAAGAGAACTCAAAGAACTGCTGGTGTTGATAGAGCTGATAAAAAGCTAAGAAAACGCAATATTGATAAGTTTGGCGATCACTCTCCAAAGGGTGTTGACAAAATGGGTAATCGTAAAGAAGATTCTTCTGATGCGGTTAAAGCATTCCTTGCTAAAGGCGGTAAGATTAAGAAGCTTCCAGCAGCAAAGGCTCAAGGTTATCATGGCAAAGATGATCCTGGTAAGGGCATGCATGGCATGATGGACAAGCCTGATACAAAAGCTATGGGTACTCGTAAGAAAGTCAAGTCCATGGAAGCAACTCAGGTTGATGAGATCTCTAAAGATACTAAAAAGAGTTACATTAAAAAAGCTGCAGATGATATGAGTAAACAGGCAGACAGAATGGCTAGAGCTGAGCGTGGCGATGGTAAAATGGACAAGGCAGTTAATAAATTTGTTAATCGTCGTAAAGGCATTGCACGTGCTGTAGAAGCTAAAGAGACAGAACCACCGTTTGATAACGCAAAGAAAATACCTA